TGTCTTAACAGTCAGGTCAAAGTAAGTAGTCTCTTTAGAATTAACAGTACATTTAGGTTGAGTATGTTCTAACCATCCAATCATATGTTTCTTGGCTGTAGTATCGGCTATGTCATATGTTGTTTTACTAAAGGGTTTCTTCATTGTTATTCTCCATAAGATAGGATTTAAAAATTTTAATAACTTCATCCCGTTCTTTAAGAACTTCGCCAGTTGCAGCACATGTATCACACCATTGTTTTTCTACTTCTCCTTCTCCTTTACATTCGGGACAACCATCATAACACTTATTAGGTAATATACCATCTTTAAAAGGAATAGTTCTAAGACCTGAGTTCCATCTTTCAATTGCTTGCAAGTACCAATCTTTAACATAATCTTCGGGAAGCCATAACTTTGGTTTACCTGATACTGGATTCATGTAGGGATCTCTATCATAATCTTCTTGTGCTTCTGTAATATCAGGAAAAGTTTCCTCATCATCAAATATCCAATTTAAATTTTCATGATATATCCCTACTCTAGAATCTGACCAATCATATATAAAATCTAATTGTTTCTTATTCAATTTAATTTTACTCATCATCATTCTCCATAAAAGGATTGTCAACCTGAGACATCCTACCTGTGTCCCTGTCATAGTACAAGTAACAGGCAATGCCAGTGTCACCAGAGTATCTGTTCTTCAATACCCTTACTGTAGTAGTGTTGGCTTGTTGTTCATCCTCTGCCTGTTGATTACGTTCCAGAGCTATCACACTGTCCGACAGATGAGCAATGCTTGCTGATCCCCTAAGATGAGAGAGAGATACTTCCTTACCATCCTCATGTCCTTTATCACCAGCAGGTCTGCGAAGATGAGAGACAAGTAGAAGACCAATCCCTGTCTCTTCCACCAGAGATCTTAACTTGGTCATAAGAACATCAATGGACTTTCTCTCATCACCAAACTCCTCATTCCCTGATACCAAGATGGAGAGATGATCCAGAAATATCCACTTGCAGTCCAGAGCCTTAGACATATACCTTACCCTGTCCAGTATCTCATCATTGGACACAGATCCAAAATGATCAAAGGCAAAAAACCTTTTACTGTTAATGGTTTTGTCCTGCCATTCCCTCATCTCTTCCTTGGAATACTTCTCCCTGACTTCCTTGATATATAATCTGGCGTTAGCTTCCACCGACATGATATTAAATGCTGTGTTCTTGGTGTTCTCCTCCATACATAACAACCCAATGTTATCCTTGGTGTTACTCATGATATGATGCATCAGTTCCCTGATGACGCTGCTCTTGCCCATGCCAGCACCAGAGGTGAAGCATACCAGTTCCCCTGTCCTCATGCCATAGGTTTTCTCATTCATCTTGGACCAAGGATAAAGACATGTCTCACAAAACTCTTCATCATATAGACTGTCTCCCAGATCTGCCAGATTTATAATCCCTGCTGGTGTATAGGCCTTGGCATTCCACCATGCCTGACTGAACTTTTCCTTCTGTCCGGTCTTGAGATATTCATTGGGATCTTTAAGATCCAGAGACATGACCCTGCACTTATTAGGTTCAAACAACTGTGCTACCTTCTGTGCCGCTTCCTTTCCCTGCTCATCATTGTCAAAACACAAGACTACATTTTCAAATTTACTCAGATATTCCAGAGATCCCTTACAGTTTTCCTCTGCACTGGGTGCACCATTCTTGATGCTGACAACAGGCCACTTGCTACCCATAATTTCATAGGCAGACATGGCATCCACTTCACCTTCACAAACTGTAATGTATTTTCCAGCCTGATTAAATAGATGTTGACCAAACAATCCAGCTTCAGCCAAGTTTCCCTCAGACCAGAACCTCTTTGTTTCAACCTCCCTTATTTTTTTAGCTACAGGATTACCGTGCTTGTCATAGTATTGATAGATATGATACTTGATACTGTTGCCTGTCTGTTTTACCTGAGTATTATATTTCCTTGCTGTCTCCTTGCTGATCTTCCTGTCCGTAATTTCTGACACGGTTCCTGACATGGAGTTATATGAAAAGCCTGAATGTTTTTCAACCATTGGAATCACCTTTGCAACACCTGCTTTAAAATATTTCTTACAACTAAAGCAATAGGAATGTCCATCTGTATGTGGCACATTGCCATCACTGGACCCACAGTTGGGACAGCCCCCTCTATCCATCCATTGTTTGGTCATCTGTTGTTCCTTGTCTTCCTGATTTTATACAGGAGATCTGGTTCATATCCCAGATGGCGACATAAACTATTCCTGTACTCCACTTCCTTCTCTGCCTGTTTCCTTGTATCATAGGACTCCACCACAATGTCTCCTATCTCTTTCATAAGAACAAGCTCCCATCTATCAGACATCCCTGAAGGTTTCCTTCCATATGTTCCTTACAAAATCTTCCTTGTCTTCCATGATCTCATCTATCTCCTGCTTGGCCAGCCTCTTGGCTTCCTTCTGAGTATACCCTCCCTCACTGTACTGCCTGACAAGATCCCTAAATATTTGTTGACGTTCCTTCTGCCATAAATTTTTAGCCATTTAACTCTACCCATTTTTTGTTAGCTTCAGTTTGTTTTAATATAGATAATTCTTCTCTGAGTTTCTTAATAGTATCTTCTCTATCTTTCAATTGATTCTTTAATAGAGTTATATGTTTAAGTAATGTATTTATATAATTATAATCCATAGTTTTAGACATAGTAAAATTCCTGTTAAGATACTACATAGTATAACATACTTAATTAGATTTGTCAAGGTAAAAAATATGAGTACCTAATTGTCCCAGTACCTTGAAGGCTGGATCCAAGGACCACCTTGGAGTTACATAGTAGGCATGATAGTGCGTTGCATTGGATGTTTGTCTTACCTGTACTCCCTTCAGTGACATTTCTGCAACATTAATAGATTTAATTAATCCCGCCATGTCTGTGAACCCTTCAGGCTTACCATCACACCAATAACTGAAGTGACATTTATCCCTTACGGGATTGTCTTTCCAGTACTTGCCTTGATGTACTACTTCACAAATAGTATTTGGAAACTTCTTATGTTTTACTCTATGAAGTATTACATTAGCCACTGCCAGCATAGGTATCATGTCTTCTGATCTTGCCTCATGGTATATAGCTTCAACCAGACAATTAAACTCATCTGCCTTGGCTGTTGAAGTTAAAAGAAAACCCACAGCCAAGGCTACTAATATTATTTTCATAAGGGAAACAAAGCTACTAACAGATCAATTATAAAATCCACCATGTTCATGTTAAATTCCTCCTGTATTTTCTCTCTGTATATCATTGTGATTTAACTCAGTCCAGTAGATCTCCAGAGCTTCTGTCTCCTGATGAGCCATGAACATGTGCATCTCTCCTGCTGGCACAATGGACATGTTACCAGCAAAGAGATGAGTGCTGTCACACAGACCATAATCCTTCCTCCTCTTGATCTCCAGTTCACCAGAGATAACATAGAAGGCATTGATCTTTGACTGATGCTTATGTTGAGAACAATACCCTCCAAGATTTACCCTGATCCTGTGTATCTCTATGGCTGGTGACTGAAGCAGTGGCTCTGTAGTACCCCAGACCTTGCCTTCAATGGTATTCATTTACTTCTCCTTCAATTTAAACATAATCATTTTCTCTCCATCAAGAGATGGAAACTCAAACAACTGTTCAGCGTTCCTATCAATGGGAGTTGCACCTATGTACTTCCAAGTTGCTCCATTGTCTGTCTGTTCCTGTGCCTTTTCAAAAAAAGTTTTGTTATCCAAGGCAAACCAGAGGGTAGAGACTATTGTAATTATAGCAAACATTATACTTCCTTTCAATGACCAAGTTTAGTGTTTCGATTAACGGCATCTTCTCTGGTCAGGCAATCATATTCCCTGATCCCCTTCAGAAGATTACCAAACTGTCTCTCCACAGACAGGGATATGCTACCCTTATACTTGTCTACATAGGACAGACATAGTGCCTTGTCATCAAAGGGAACAGTGTGCTGGACCCATCCAAGAGTCGGTTGCAGGTTCAACGCTACAAGAATGGTTACAAAGTACATCATTCTCTTTCCCCTTCATCCAGAAATTCTTCATAACCTTCCTGGATGGAAGACAATTCATCTTCAAGCCACTGATTAAGTTCAGCAGCATCAAAGTTCTCTACATCCATTATGTCTTCCATAT